ATCCTCTAAGATTTGATTCATCTTAGCCTCTAATTCTTTTTCAGACATATTATCTAAATTACCAGACAAGACTAACTTTTGATCTACATATAAACCACCCGCTTTACCTCTAGCAATCTCTGCATTGATTGCTGCAGACCACGCGCCCTTTGCTCGTGCGTCCTCTCTTAACTTCGCTAGTTCCCCGATATGTTTCTCAAATGTGATGCCATATTTTTCTTGTATCTCTGCTCGCAATTCACCAATGTATTTGACAACTAATGGTGCAATCTTAGGATTCCTTAGTTCGCTCGCAGCCTGTCTTGGTCTGGTCTTGTATCCAGCTTCATAAGCACACTCGCTTGGGCTCTTGCGCCCCTCGTTGTATACCAACAATTCTGCAAATTTAATCTGTCGTTCTGTAAGTTTTTTAGGTAGACCCATAGCTTGTGTTCTTATCGTAATATATCGTATATGTCCAGATAATTATGTTTAATAATTGGGTTTATATTTAAGTTTTTCTAACTCATCTATAACCGCATCAAACTCATTACAAGTGCAAGTAATATCTTCTTCTGTATCTGGTTCACCTTTAGCTTGCCACTCGCTATGTTTACAAACGTGAAAATCTGCATCTCTTAAATCTCTAACGCTTTGTATAATATCTTCTATTTTATCATCGTGTAATTGATCTGCTTTCATATTATTCCTTCAAAGTTTTTTTAATATCATTAAATAATTTCTGACCTTCTTTTGTTAAGTCAGTATCTGTAAAAAATTCTTCAAGTGTGTAGTCGTCCATATATTCTGAAAACACACATAATAATTTATTAGCTAATGCATCTAATTTTTTATTGCGCTCGTATGCTTCTGCTTTATTCTTACTATCTCGATAGTCGTGTCCTTCATCGCGTTGTGTCATCAGCAATCCTCTTGTTGTAAGTATTGGTTCATTGTTGGTATATTATTTTTATAAATTTGACCTAAAACCTCAATATATGGATATTCACTTTCATCATCTATATCAAATTCTTTTTTCCATTTTTTTTCTAATTTATTTAATTGTGTTTGTGTTGGTTCTTTTGGTTGATTTACTAAAATAACATCAGTTCCATATTTGGTTGTAATTGATATTTTCCAAACTATAGACTTGTGTCCTTCATCGCGTTGTGTCATTTTTTATACCATCCTTTATCTTCTATAAGATCACAAATCGTTTTAAATTCTTCTTTACCATCGTGTTGATCTGCGTCCCAACCTTCTGCATTTATTTTACAAATTTCTAAAACTTTTTTAAGTTTATCTTTGTATGGGTTAACAACTTCAAATGCTCGGTCATAACCCCGCTCGCTCGCTAACTCTTCATCTTCACTTATCTCTAACCCTGCACTCTCACATTCTTGCATTATACATTCTTCAACTTCAAATGCGGGTGTCATATCATTTATACAAAAATAATGTTCTGGTAGTTTGTATTTTTCTTTTGCCATATTACCCCTTCTGCTCGCTCGCTTGTTTATTTTCTTCAACTAAATTTCTATTGAATATATTTTTATAGTGAAAATTTATAGTAGTTATATCATCATCACTTGTTTGATAATGTTCATCATAATTTATTGGACATTTTTCTAACCACTCTTGAAATTTAATTAACATATTTTTATCTGTCATATTATCCCTTCTGCTCGCTCGCTCGCTCGCTCGTTAGTTTAAAATGCGGTGCTTTGGTTAGGTCAATCCCCGCTACTAACACCGCATTTATTCGCACAAAATTAAACATCTTGCACAAATCCCGTATTATCTTTTAACGCCCGTCCTTTAGCGTATAAACCTACAATGACATTTTTTGGATCATTAAAACGTAAATCCGATTTATCACCGTTAAAAACTTTATAATTTAAAAATCTTTTTGGAAGTTTTTTTGATCTAAAAACGGCGCTTATATTTCCGCCCCGCTTTAATATATCTAATACTTGATTTTTATTATCTTCATTTAATGAATATGTTAAATGATAATTTTTCGGATATTCACCCTTAACAAATTTCAGCGCGCGTTTATAAATTTTTGTATAGTCATAAAATTTAACGTTTGGAAATTCATTATATAAGCCGTGAATATTCCAATCAATGTCACTAGTACCATTTAAACGTATAGCGGGCTTAAACCCGTTTTTTTTACATCTTAAAATATGTCTTTTAATTTCTATTCTTAATTGATTTAAAAAACTTTCACGCTCTAAAAAATACCATTTTGTCTTGTTAATACGGCCTAATTGCACGGATCCCATTTGACCCCGCCCCGCTGTATTTAAACAACTGGCCATACAACCTTTACTTGCAAGGGCGCAAACGTTAAAACCGCTTGTACGCGCGGGCGCTAAATATAAAATTGCGGTCATATATTTATATTTTTGGCCTTTAATTGTTTTAGCATTGTTATCTATATTTAATAATTTTTTTGATTTGTATAATTTCATATTAAAAACAATCCGCGCAATAACGCTTATCTATTTGAGAATACCAGTCAGGCCTAATTAAAACACCACAGCAGCGACAATTAAGAAATATATCACCCTTTTTTGAATTGTCTTTTTTGGGTCTACCTTTAAAATTATAATCTTTTGGATCACAACTAAATGAAGGTTGCGGACATTTATTTATTTTTTCATTTGACATATAATCTTATAAATAATATATATTCCTATAATGTCAATACTTAAAAATAAAAATAACAAAGTGAGGTTAAAATGAGTGATGACTATAAAATGGTGACGTTTTCGGATGGTAAGCGTAAAACCTACGAAAAAATCATCAAAGAAAAAACCGCTGAAAAAAAGCGGGAACTGTCAAGATCACTTGACAATAAAGCGGACGGCCTAATGAAAAAAGACTATCCGCAATTCTTAAAAGCAATCAAAGTTAAAAAAGAATTGGAATTGCTAAAAAAAGCAACTACTGATTTAAAAAATTTTGAGCGCTCAATTGAGAATAAAAGACAACTATTACAAGATAATCAGCGCTCAATATCCAAAAAATTAACGGCTATTTGTGAGCGTCAAGCCAAAATTAACGGCTTTGATGAATATTTTGGACATAGTGATTATGATTTTGATGATTTTGATCACAAATTACAAAAAATTTGCCGTGATGAAATTGTTAAAAAATTAAGAAAATCAACTAAAGAAGGTCAGGAATTAGACGCTATCGACAATAGAGTAGATAATATTCTATTAACTTTGTCATATCCTAATTTAAAGGCTAAAGCGGTTGATTTAAATAAAGCGCTGGCCTCATCTGAAAGTATGCTGTCTTTTGCTTTAAATCCTAATACATTAAAACAATTGGAGGGTTAATTATATGATGTATTTAATATTAAAAGAGCGTCATTATTCTAATATTGATAATTCTTATGATATAGTCGCGTCAAGTAAAGATATTGACGTTATTAATGATAAACTTAAGGGCTATCAATTAATTAATGATGATAAAAATGAGACTTATACAATAGTCAGGTATGAAAGCCCGCTATTGTTAACAGAGGAAGTCGCTTAAATATTGACTTCAACGGGTTCACCGTATATTCAATTGTACGGTGAAACCCGAAAAAAAATTATATCAAAAATTTAAAAAAAATACCCCATTAATACAGCATACGAGAATTGAAACCGCCGTCAATTTTGGCGTGCCTGATGTACTTTGTTATAATGATTTATGCGGGTTTTTTATGGTTGAGTTAAAATATACTACTACAAAAAAAGTTAAATTTTCACCGCATCAAATCTTATTCCATACTCAAAAATCAAAGCGTAATTTTTTGTTATTACAACACGCCCCGCCCCGCGCCCCTTCCTCAATAAAACTTTATGAAAGCAAATCTATTGAGGGTCTACTATTAGATCATAGAGAAGTTAAACCAATCGCGGTCAATGATTGGTTATTGATTCAAAATAAATTAATAGGCGTTAAGAACTAACCGCGGATCTATTGGATCTAACCCCTATTCGCGATCCGCATATCTAATTTTTGCATATACTACATATAGTGTGTCAAGATAATTTATGGGATATTATGGGAGCATATTGTCACACAACCATAGGTTGTGCTTGTGCCCTTCGGGCCCACCCACCCTATATATTTTAAAACGATTCGCGCTGCGCGAGTATTGCGGCTTTTGCATACAACCTCAGCTTGTGCCCTACGGGCCCACCCTCCCTAAAAAAAAATAAAAAAAAATACACGGCTCGCGTGTAGTGAGCTTGTGCCCTACGGGCCCACCCGCCACCCCCCCTATTTTATTTTTGAGATTAAAAAAAGAAAATCCCCGAGCCGATCAAATCGGCTCGGGGTTGGTTGTTAGAAGTTTTGAACTATAAACCTATCGCTACCAGGTATCTCGATTAGACTAGTAAACAACCTAATCTCGTCGAGCGTTAGAGCACAACGCTATCGGGTCGAACTCAAACTCTTCCCCAGTATCTTCCTCAAGGTTTATCAAATAATAGTAGAGGGCTTTTAAACCCTCATACGAAAATTGATTTTTTCTTTCTGTTGATTTTTGAAACCAATCACAGAAAGAAAACTCAGTCATCGTGTCTCTCATTTTTTCCCCCAATACTTTTTAACTTGGGCGTCGATCCGCTGAGTGTTGGCGTCTTGCTCAGCGATCCGCTGTCTTCGTTCTTTGTGTTCTTTGACTTGCTGTTCTATTTTTAACAACTCATCAAAAGTCTCATTGCCTCGCAACGGAACACCTAAGTGTTCCGCTACCTTTGGATAGTTTATTTTCATATCTTCTCACTTTCCGTTGTTAGGTTATACCCTAGCTCTTTTATCATCTCTATAACTTCTGGGAGTAGGGTTTTATTCCCAGATATATTGGCAAATAGTTTTGCCTTTTTGCAAATGGGGTAGACACGCTCCACCCCATAAACATTCTTTTTTGACACTACTAAATTCATTAGTCTTGCCCCATCACAAACAAAGTACCACAATCAATCGCATTCTGTGGCTTCAAGATAAAAGTCTTTTTTGTATAAGAACTCATATCAATGTGATTGTCTTTTAGAAGCGCTTCAACTTTCATAGGCTCTCCTGTTCCTTCGTAGATACCTTCGTTGAATCTTCTGTCCACGAAACTCTGTAAAGCTTCTGGAGTTTTAAAAGCCAATTCTAAAATATAGGCTTTTGGTTTTTTTTCTTTTGTCATTTTATTTCTTCTTTCTTTGTTGTTTAACATTAACTGAACCTTATCATTTGCCCTTACAAAGGTAAAGAAATAATTCCCATAAAAACCCATAATGGTCAGTGTTGCATTTTTACTACATTCCGAAATTGCATAACTACATCTTGTGTCAAGTCCCGCGATTCGCTACTAGATATTGTGTGTTGCATTTTTATCACTACTATATCTTGTGTTGTTTTTTTATCACACACACAACATCTTGTGTTGTATAATTGCAACACTGCTCGTGACCTACGGGCCCACCCACCCGGCCTTCGGCCTATAGGGGTCCCGACACAAATCCAAAATACAAAAACAAACAGACCCCCATCACCCCTCTGGCTGACAAACTGTACAGACATACCTATAGTGTAAGATTTAGACTTATACTTGCTTAAATTAGAAAATGGCAATATGATAGAGGGGGTACCCCTAAAAAAACAAAAACTGGTACAAAACAGAAGTGAAAAAAATTCTGCAAAAATTTTTATGAAACAAGAAGTCATTGATAAGTTACCACCTGACGCTAAAAAACAATTCTTAAAATACGCAATCAAATTATCCGAGAAGAAAAAACAAAGCAAAGTTAACGACGATTTCCTATCCTTTGTTAAACACGTCTGGCCCGAATTCATTGAAGGCAAACATCACAAAGAGATTGCAGATAAATTTAATAAGCTCGCGACCGGTGAGATAAAACGATTAATTATTAATATGCCACCAAGGCATACCAAATCAGAATTTGCGTCTTACCTCTTACCCTCTTGGATGGTAGGACGTAAACCCGATTTAAAAATTATACAAACGACCCACACAACAGAACTCGCGATCCGCTTTGGACGAAAAGCCAAAACGTTAATTGACTCCCCTGAGTACCAACAAATATTTAAGACACGACTCAGAGAGGACTCACAAGCCGCGGGTAAATGGGAAACCGAGCAAGGAGGTGAGTACTATGCAGCGGGTGTGGGATCGGCGATAACGGGTCGTGGAGCGGATCTTCTGATTATTGATGACCCACACTCAGAACAAGATGCAATGAACCAACAAGCTTTGGAACGTGCATATGATTGGTATACTTCAGGACCACGTCAGCGTTTACAACCAGGTGGATCAATCGTTGTTGTAATGACAAGATGGAATATGAAAGATCTAACAGGTATGTTATTAAAATCTCAAAAAGAATTAAAATCAGATCAGTGGGAGGTCATAGAGTTTCCAGCAATAATGCCATCAGGTAAACCTGTGTGGCCACAGTATTGGAAACTAGATGAGCTTGAATCTGTTAAAGCATCGTTGAGCTCTGGTAAATGGAACGCACAGTGGATGCAGAATCCAACAGCTGAAGAAGGATCGTTAATCAAACGAGAGTGGTGGCAAATGTGGGAGAAAGATTTTATTCCACCATTAAAACACGTCATACAATCCTATGATACTGCATTTCTAAAAAAAGAATCTGCAGACTATTCTGCTATAACTACGTGGGGTGTATTTCATCCTGATGAAGATAGCCCGCCTAATCTAATACTATTAGACGCTTTCAAAGAACGATTAGAGTTTCCAGATCTTAAGAAAGAAGCCTGGGAGCAGTATAGATATTGGAATCCTGAAACGGTGATCGTGGAGGCAAAAGCCTCTGGTCTACCTCTGACATACGAGTTGCGAAAAATGGGCATTCCTGTTATAAGTTATACTCCTAGCAAAGGACAAGATAAACACGCTAGGGTTAACGCTGTAGCACCGCTTTTTG